TGCCGCCATTTATCTTCTTCGTGATGGTCTCGGCGTCGCCCTCATCGGCCCAGCGGTTAAGGTCGCGGGTGTCCCAATAAAACAGCGGCACCAGACCTTCCCACGGATCGGTGTTGACCGCGTCCGGATCCTTGACGAAATCCGGGCAATCGAGGCCGGCCGCACGGCACCAGTTGCGGAACTGTCGATAGTTGTCCTTGCCGGTGAGTTGCATGCCGGTGCGGCCGCGGTAGAGATAGCCGTCGCCGTCCTTCTCCGGCGTGTTGCCGAGATCGGTGCGCGTATCGTAGCGCTGCTGCGCCGGCGTAGGGCCCCAAATTTCGCAATCGGATTTGAAATCGCCACTCTCGTGCATGAGCTGGGCGAAATACTGCGCGAGACGGTGCGGCCGATCCATGCCGAAGCGCTCCCCGTACCTGTCCAGCGCCACGAGCGCGGACGCGAGGTTGCTCTCGTTCACTTTGCCCTTTGCGGCAGCGTGAACGTGCTGAGCGGTGATGGCGCTCATCGAAGTCTCCTGATTAGCTGATGATTGGGAACGAAGGTGCTGGAAGGGAAAGTCGAGCAGGACCGCCGCGCCGGGAGGCACGGTTTTATCCATCTGGTTTTCCTTGGGCTAAGAAGCGATCCGAAAACGGATCAGGTTACCTACGGGAACCGGCTGTCTGCCAGTCGGTAGAAAACTATGCTGCGCGGGTTGGCTGTCCCTAGACTAAACGGCGCGGATGTGTTGTAGGTTCGCGCTCATCCTCAAGTACACTCCCGCAAGTACAAAACCCTAAGTAGAGATGATGCCGTGATCGAGATGACGCTAACGGACTTTGAAGAGACGAAAGTTGAGCATCCGGTTGAACCTGAACGTCCGATCATGGTGGTTCGGAATGAAACAAGCACCGAATACGAAACTCGCATCATCGCGCTGACCAGCGAACTTGAAGAGGCTAGGCATAAGATTCGCCAATACCGCCTGGAAAAGCGTCAGCTGCAGGAAAGACTCAAAAGAGCGTCGGTGCTATTGCGCGCAAAGGCGAACCCTCGGAGCTTCATTTCTCGCTTTCTTTCCCTCTCCAATCATCGCAGCAACAGCGAGAATGTGCCGTTTGCAGACCTTCCAGCCTCTGCGTCCACAATCGAGTTTCTTTTTCGGGCAATCCTAAACCGTCCCGTCGGAAACGACGCTTTCAAGCATGGCATGGATAGGAGGGAAAGTGTCCGCTGGTGGATCGACAACCTACTTCGCAGTGACGAATTCAGGAACCTCTACGCGACGCGCCACGACTTGGCCCCGCGCGTGAGACTTCCAGATCAGCCGCAGTCCCTTTCCTTTTCGGAAGTTCCTCCGCGGTTGCTGTTGCTTGGCACTTGTGGTGTGGGCCCGCTTGTGCAGACGGGGCGCAGCCTTGGCTTGCAATTGCAACATCAGTTGGCCACTTCGCACCGTCATGATGAGTTGCCCGCTCTCGCGACGGACGGGTTTGACGCTGCTGTATTTTTCCTGACACTCAGGCACCTGCTGGCCGACGCAACGGGACTGCCTTTAACTGCCGCCGACATGGCGGTGGCGCGCCTCCGGAGCGATCAGGAGCTAGAAAGCTTAGTACAAAACTGTGCCGAACTCATCTCTAACAAGCTGTCGAGCCTATCGTTAATCAGCCAACGCGTCCCTTTGTTCATACCTGATTTTTTTGAACCCTCCTTCGATTACATGGGAACGGTTCGGCCAAATGATCGCGTCACCTACAAAGAGTTCATCAGAAAACTAAACCACACCATGCGTGAATTGATGAGATCACACGACAATCTCATCTATGTAGACACGAATGAAATTGTAAACTTCGTTGGTCGGATGCATTTCCAGGACGACATTCTAACTCACGCAACCCACAATGCGTTTATTGGCAACATTGAGGGATATCAGCGCGTTGCTGATGAGGAGAGGGTTGCCCCTTCTCGGCAGCCCGCGGAAGTCTGGCAGATCGACGCGTTCAGGGGCCTCTACGGGGAAGCCTTCCTCAACAAGATCAAGACCGACCTAGCGATTCTGCGCGCCGAAACGCCTATCAAGCTCATTATCGTTGATCTTGACGACACGCTTTGGCGTGGCGTCGCAGCTGAGGAAGATCGACCGCTTTGGGAGCGGACCGAAGGTTGGCCAATCGGTTTCATCGAGGCGTTGACGTATTTCAAGTCACGCGGCGGATTGCTCGCTGTAGCCAGTAAGAATGATCAGGACCCCACGCTAGAGCGGCTGAAGATGATTTGGCAGGGAGCTATCACTGCAGAAGACTTCGCGTCCATGAAGATCAATTGGAATCCGAAATCAGAAAACATTGCCGAGATTTTGCAGGAAACAAACATCCTCCCACAGAACACACTCTTCATCGACGACAACCCGCGTGAGATAGACGAAGTGCGGGCGCGCTTCCCCGATATGCGCTTCCTGAATGAAAATCATTATGACTGGCGCCGCATTATTCTACAGGCGCCTGAAACAAGGGTCGGCCAAATCACCGAGGAGTCAGCGAGGCGCACGGAAATGGTCCAAGCCCGCGTCGAGCGTCTCGAGATGGAGCGCCGGATGTCTCGCGAGGACTGGCTGAGTTCGCTTCAGATCGAACAACGGCTATTCATCATGGACATCGATGACAAACCACGATTTGAGCGCGGCTTCGAACTCATCAACAAGACCAACCAGTTCAACACTACCGGCAAGAGATGGGAACTACTCGAATTCAAGGACTTCCTCATCGCCGGAGGTGTTTGTCTGCTGTCCTCCCTTAAGGACAAGACGGGCGACAACGGCATCACCGGTGCAGTCTTAGTGAAGGACGGCGAGATCGTTCAAGCGGTACTCTCTTGTCGCGTGTTTGGCCTCGGAGCGGAAGTAGCTATGGGGGCAGTCGCCACAGAGATCGCGCTGAGCCAAGCAGAGAGGGCCACTGGTCGGATCATCGACACAGGCAAGAATTTCACCTGTCACAGCTGGTTTAAAACCCTCGGCTTCTTGGAATTCGAAGGCCACTTCGTGGCTAGTCAGGCCTGTGAGGTACCAGCGTGGGTCAACGTGTCGAGATAATCCGCCCGTCGACCCCTCCGCTATGCCGCACATCCATACCTGGGCCGCTCGAATACCGGCAGCTCCGCGATGAATTCTCCCACGCTCGGCTGCGTGTAAGCGAGCAACCGCTGTACGGGCTCGCGTTGCGATTCGAATAGCCGCCCTCATCCCCGAACATGAGTCGAAAGACGACGGGAAGAGTTTCGCGAGCCATGTGTCACCTTCGCTGGAAAGAAAAAATTCCACACGAGGGCGGGGTGCTAGATTCGATCTGGACTAATCAGCGGCGATGTGTAGGTTCTGCGCCCTCAAAACTCTTGCTGGGAACAACGCATGGACTTGTCTGGGAAGCAGCGCGAACTCCTCGAAAGCGCGACACATTTGAACATCGGGTGTGGCCACGATTACCGCCACGGGTACCTCAATATCGACATGGATGAGTCCTGCAACCCGGATATCGTCCTGGCCGACAATGACTTTTCCGCTATCCCAAAGAATAAATATGAGTACGCGGTGGTAGCCAACATCATTGAGCACATCCCCCGACAGTACATGATGGGCGCACTCTTAGAATGGACCGCTCTTCTGAAAGAAGGCGGGAAGATGTGGCTGGAAACCAGCAACCCACTGAAGCTTGCCCAGCAGATGGAAGAGGAGCCTAACTTCGTCCGCCATTATAACTGGCTTAAGATGATGTTCGGCAACCAGGCTCAAACCGGAGACTTTCATTTCAATGGGTTCACGGAAATCTGCCTTGATGTCTACCTCAATGCCGCAGGGCTGAAACCAGGCGAATACACCTACATCGATGGGTGGGTGATTTGCACCGAGGCCACCAAAGAATGGGACTGGCAGGAACTATCCCTTGCGGAAGACCTGACTGACATCCAGTTCATTGAACGCGCCTACAGATTCTTCCTTACCCGCGAGCCCGACGAAAACGGCATTGCCTACCACACCCATTACCTAGCCGAGGGAGGCAGCCGCCGTGAAGTCCTGAAGGTCCTAGCTTCCTCGGAAGAGAGAATGTTCAACACCGCACAAAGGCTCGGCATCTGATGGGGGATAATCCGCTCAAACAATTCAGGGGTTATGAGAGGGTTTATGACGTCCAAGGCGAAGCCGAAGATGCATATTTCAACACCCTGCCAGATCACGACCTAGGCGCCCTAGCGAACTATCTGTTCAGGCTGTCGAAGAGGAAGCCCATGGGTGTCATGCTGGATGTCGGGGCAAACATCGGGCTGAGCACGCTCCTGATGTCCGAACTCTGCCCCACCAGCAAAATAATAGGCTTTGAGCCCTCCCCAACGACTTATGGCCACCTGAAGGCCAACATCGATCGCAACGGTGACTGGAATTACATATCTCTCCAGCCTTTGGCTGTCGGAGAAAAAGCCGGTGTCGTCAAATTCAATGACGACAAGAGCACATCACACACAAACCATGTCTCTTTGTCTGGGCAAGGAATTAGTGTGAATATGACAAGCATTGACGGCTTCGTTGCTCTTCACCAGATCCCCGAGATTGACTTCATCAAAATAGACGTCGAGGGCTTCGAACTGGCTGTATTAAAGGGTGGATTTAACACGCTGCTACGCCATCGACCCACGGTATTTTTGGAGTTCAACGAGCACGCGGTAGTCAACCACATAGGCATGGACCCGAGAGACTATTTTTCTCAGATGAAAAGAACTCTTGGACTTCTCGCGGTTGTAAACCCGCTCAACGGCGACACCACTCCGCTTCCGGCCGAGCCACACGAAGCGCTCACATTCTTGCGCACTCGGATGAAGACGGCGGAAGACGTCTTCGACCTTGTCAACCAATCAGTCTGATAAACATAACGGGAACCTCTATGTCACGACCTGATGACGCCATCTCCTCTCGCGCTGCCCTTCTGGATGACTTCTTCGGAGGGTGGGAGCCCTCCGATAAGGATCTGTTTTCCTCGTTTTACCAAGAGTGCGAAGGCACGCCTGGGATGATCACCGACTTCATGGGTATCAAGGCCCGATCGGAATACCATCCATGGGCAACGCATATGGACGGTTGGGTGATCAAAGACTTACCTATCCCCGACGACGCCTTGCGAGCCGAGGCGATCGAATACTTTGTTCTCTTCGACGCGATCAACAACAGCCGCGATGCCTTCAGAATGGCTGAGATCGGCGCTTCCTACGCGCCTTGGAGCTGTGCGGCACATGTCAACGCCACACGGCGAGGCCTGACCCCTTACATCACCGCCGTCGAGGCCAGCCAAACGCTGTACGACCTCATCCCGCAGCATTTGGCTGACAATGGCGTCGATCCGGCGACGGTTCGCACCATCAAGGCAGCGGTCGCCTCTCATCCAGGCACTCTCTATTTCCCGAAAGTGACCGACTTCGGCCAGAACGGCGGCCAGGCCGTCGAGGAGAACACCGGAGTAGATTATGTCGGTCGTGTCGTTGAAAACGAGGAAGTAACCGCGATCACGCTCGCCGATGTGATTGACGGAGAGACCTTCGACCTCGTTCATGTTGACATTCAAGGCGTCGAGGCGACGGTTCTGACTTCTGCCATCGAGCTGCTTAATTCGAAAGTCCGGCGCCTTTTTGTAGGTACACATTCACGTCTGATCGAAGGGCAACTCCTCGAGCTTTTTGCCGCAAACGGCTGGGCACTCGTGCGGGAGCGCCCAACCAAGTTTCAGTATTTTGCCGACCGGCCCGATGTCACAGGGTGGACCTCCCGCGACGGTGGCCAGTACTGGGTCAACCCGAAGCTTCTTTGATCACCAGTTTGCCGCAACGTCTCTGTTGGTCGCAGAGACGTTGTCGTTTACAGGCGTCGTGGTGAGGAAACTGTTCCCTCGAACCACGTATCGATCGGACGCGCCATCGATCTGGACGCCCTTCGTGATCGTACCGCCAGGCCAGGCCACTGGATCGTTCTTTATGCGTTTTGTGAGAGTCACCGAGAAATCCGTCACGCTGTTGAAGTAGAAATAGCGTGTCGCAGTCGAAGCGCTATTTCCGCAGTCGTAAATCTGCGCTCCGTCGATCGTGATGCCCCTTCCGCCTTCGAAGTGCACCAACTCATTGACGCAATAATTAAACTTAGGCGACCGAATACTAACTGCTTGGATGGTCCCAAATCCCGTGCCGTCGTTGACTTGCTGACCCCAAATACCGCAAACCGTGATCCCCGAGAAGTATGGGCTGCTCGTATCGATTTCTTCGATACGAGAATTCGGTCCATGCGACTGCATGTAAAGGCCGTAATCGGAAAAGATTACAAACCCGGCGTCTAGCTGGTAGCCATTATCGTACCAGAAGTGGCCGGCATACGCCTTATAGGTCGCATTTGATCGAATATCGATGTTGACCTTGTACTGGCCCCCATAGATGCCGCCGGTCAGTATCTTGATGCCGCGAATTTCTGCATCGGCCGTGATGGTCGACGGGATACTGATTTCGAGCGCCGTGCCCTGGTTGGCGGGCTGGATCAGCACAACATTTCGATCGACGACGATTTCACCGCTGAACTTTCCAGACTTGGTAACGCTGATCGCCAAGCTCTTGCCGATCTTCGCCTTGCTTTCGAACTGACAGTTGGTGATGAGCACGTTACGGACGTTGGTCATTTGAACGTTCACCAAGAATTCTCGGACGTGCACACCCTCGATCACGTTCAGGGTCGCCGCGCTATCGAGCATGCGCGAACCGTTGTTCGGGTCGCCGGCGTCAATGCCCGCATCACCGAAATGCATGCCGTACGTCGCATTGCCGGTTCCATAGGCTTCGTCGACAACAAAATGTCGAAACCTATAACTACATAACCTGCCATCCTCGGATGGTAGGTAACTAGCAGCAACGTAAATGCAAATCCCCGCAGAGATCATCGACGCGAAACGCGTACCGCTCGCAGTTCCGAGCATGACGCCATTACCTTCCAAGCCTGTCGGCGATCCCAACGCAGGATTGAAGATCACCGGCGATGCTAGCTTGTGCGATCCGCCTCCAGCTTTCACGGCAGGATGACCATGTCCGTCGCTACTGCCGGTTTCGGGAGATTGGACACAAACGATCGCCTTTTGCAGAGCCGGTGAACAATCTGTTCCAGTGAAGCCGTTCCAGTCCGCTTTCCCACCCCACCAATAGAGAAATGGGCGCTTGATGCCGACAACGGAACCGCCGCCGTCGTCATTAAAGACCTTGCGCCAAGGCGCCTTTACATTGCCTTGCAGGTTCAGCTTGTGGCCATTGAGGATGACCCGGCCGGCCGTAATGCGGAAGACCCACTCTTTTGGAACCGTGGCTTCGCTCGCCATGGTCATGTCAGCCGTCAACTCCATGATGGTCGGCACGGAGGCGTGTGCAACGGCATTGTCAATTGCAGCGTCGAGCGTGTCGCCGCAGGCAGAGAGGTCCAGACGCGATGCCGACATGCGGAACCAATAGCCGTCAGCACTCTGGAATTTCAGGGGAGACGTCGGCTCAACGTTCGCAGGCTGGGCCACCTTCACGTAATGTGCAGGCGCAACGTTCGACGTGCTGTTGAACTTGTTGATGATCACCGTGTTGAAATTCGCCATGTCATAAAGTGCCACCGTATCCCGGCTATCGAAGATCGGCACGTTGCCCTGGCTTACGAGATCGACGACCAGGCCAGCCGCCGTCTCGGCCGCATCCTCGGCAGCAGCCTGCGCCGCTTCAGCCGCTTGCTCTGCATTCTGCGCCGCTGTCACTGCCGCGTTGATGGCCGCGATCAGTGCGGCCCTCGACTGGTCGGAAATCAGCCGGAATGTCGCGCCGGAGATAAAACCGCCGACGACCATGCCGGCCGTCAGGCCGTCGGCCAGGATGTCCGCCCCATCGAATGCCTTGATCGTCAGGGCCGATCCACCGTTGAAGGAAATGGTAACCGGAGATGCCGTGTTGCTCTCGAAAACATTGGTCCAGATGAGAGCGGATTCGGAAACCGGAATGCTAGTGGCGGCTTGAATGGCGTTGGGAGTGCCGGCGCCGATGTCCGTCGCCTTAATGAACGAATAAGGAAGGTCACCCAATCTCTGCCATGAGCCCGTCCCGGAAGCGCCAAACTTGCGATAGATGCCGTTGTTGCCGACGACAGGGTCGCCCATAACCCAAGCCTGCTGGTTCGCGGCATAGGCAAGACTCGCATCCATCTGGGCCTTGGTTTCGAAGATGATGCCGCCGCCCGCCTGGAATCCAAGGATCAGCCGCTCAACCTCCGTACCCCAGACCTGCGCCTCCTGCGGCACAATCTCGCGCGCCATTCCGGCGCTGTCATAGGGCGCGAAAGTTTCGTTTGCCGGTTTCGTGAAAACGGACATCCATGCATCTCCGAAGAAAAGGGAATAGCTGTGCTAGGGATTGACGGTGACAGAGAAGGTGCGCGGCGTGCCGTCGACACCGCCGCTCGTGGTCGTGATCAGCCGCCACTCGACCGTGTGATTTTCGAACGCAGCCCCATTAGTGTAACTGTCATCGAAAGCGCGGTTCTGGTTAGGTCGAACATCCTGCTCGCCGCGTTTCAGCCAGGGCCCGAAGCCCGATCCTTGGTCGACGCGGCGGTCGAGCCGGATGGACGCGCACCGCAACTCGTCGGCATACACCGTGACATTGAGCGACCCGGTGCTGTCGGTCTCACTCACCCCGCCAGAAACAAGATGCGGTTGGCCGCACGGGGTATCGTTGACGGAAACCGTCGTGTGCAGCAGATCCGAATAATAGCTTCCGTCGTCACCCTCGAAGACTCTGACCCGCGCATCGATATCCACGCCGTTTCTATCAACGGGAGCCCACGCGAAGGTCTGCTGCTCATTTGTCGGCAGCCATAACCCCGGCAAGCCGCCGCTATAGGCGCGATAGGTCGCCTCGATCGTGCTGAAGCTGCCCGCCGGAAGCGCATAGGCAATTCTTAGTTCCTTCCCGCCGCTTACCGGATACGTGATGTGCCTCGCTGCGGTTGGGGCGTCCGGCGTCGGAAGGTCGCTTTCATACTGCATGTCCGGCAGAGGGTCCGGCGCGTCCGCCTCGTCGGTCGCAGGGTTCCATGCCGGCAGAGACGGCCAAACAGAGAAGGGTATTTCCACCGTGCCGCGGCTGTCGTCTACGCGGGGCGGCGAAAGCTTCACCTTCTCCACATCACCGAGATCCGGCAGCTCAATATTCCCGTAGAGCACACCCCATCCGGCGAGCCCCACCATGTTCGTCACCGCAACGCCGGTATCACCCCGCGCCTGCAGGAAGCGCCGGCGCGCAATCCGCTGCGCCTGGCTGGCGGATGGGCAGAAGGGCAATTCGACATCGTGATATTTCGGGCCGTAGAGCGTCACCTCGGCATCGATGCGCGCCCAGCCGATCCCGGTCATGTCGATGTCGGCCAGCTCGTAATTGCGCTCAGGCGAATAGTATTTGATGCGGCAGATGTTCGGCCGCTCCACCGCCTCCGGGCCTGATATCCAGTCAAGCTCCAGAGTGTCGCGCGGCTCGAAGGTGATTTCCGGCAAGGGGTCGTCGTCGATCAGCTCGAACCAAATCTTGCCGTCGGCGGTCAGCCGGATTTCAGCCCCGATGGAGGCGAGAATATCCTCCATCGTGTCCTTGCGGGCGCCTTCCCATGCCCACATGGCGCCGCAGCGCGCCCGCTTCTCGGTTCCGGTTTTCGTCGCAACGTAAATATCGGCCTTTACCGCTTGCGTGGTGATCAGCGGCCAATCAAATCGGTCGGACGTGAAGGCCGGGTCACGGCGCAGCACATGTACGGCACAGAGGATTCCGTTCTCGCTCCAGCTCCAGGTCGCGTCATTGTCAGGATTGGCGGATCCGTCTCGGGGATCATAGACAAGCGAGGCACGGATCAGCTCTTCGGTGTCAGGCACGCCGCCCTGGTAGAGCGACAGATACTTTGACGAGGTGAGTCCCGGATTGAAGAAGGTCACCAGTGACTGCGCGATCCCACGAACACGGTGCGCGCTCGTCCATAGCGCCGGGAAAGCGCTGATCAACTCCGGCCATGCGGTCTCCGAACCGGTTCCCTTCTTGTCCCTCCACTTCATCCAGGAACTGCCCGAACGGGACCAGGGTGGCGAAGAAACATCACCGTCCGGATCGACCGTCACCTCGCGACCACCGACGAAATAGGCCTCCACGGCATCGATGGGCCCCTGCAGCCGGCAGACGAGCCGCCAGCGCGTCGAGCCATCGGTATTGCCGAAGGCTTTGAGGCCGCCGACACGCACGCGGCCGAGCCCCTCGATCACCGAGCTTTCGCCGCTCTCGAAGGTGCCCTTGGCGTCTGCGGCTTTCACCGTGCCGGTCTGGCGCTGTCGACCGACGAGCGATAGCCCGACCAGCGCGCCGCCGACGATGACGTTTGCGGCGATGGTCGCGAGAGTGCCAGCGGCCGTGGCGGCGACGGCCGTGCTCGACAGCAGAAAGCCATGGATGGCCGTGGCGATCAGCGACACCGGGTCCGCATGGGCGTCGACCGTCATTGCGACGAACGACGCGCCGCTGGCAAACATTAATCTGAGGGATTTCATCGGCTACCTGATCGACCAAGCTTTGACGATGGTCCGGGGAACGAGGAAGGCGACGCCGGCCTCGGCGCGCCACGCAAAATATTCTCCATGAAGAAAGATGCCGCCGACCTGCCCATAACGGGCGGTCTCGATTACGCCAACATCACCGAGCTGCTGCCTGCCGGTCTCGAACAGGCCGAACTCGGCCAGCGCAACGGACCATAGTCGCTCCAGGGATCCGGCCCTGGCGATCAGCCGACGCGCCTCCTCGCGGCTGGTCCAGCGCGGCAGGGCGATCTTGCGGCCGTGCAGCTGCTCGACCCATGCCGCCGGCCATTTCGAGCAGTCGGAGACGCCCCAGACGCTCTCGCTTTCCTGTGCCTCGACGATGAAGGCGCGGAGCGGCTCGACAAGGTCAGTCCGCACGGATGATCTCCTGCACCTTCACGCCGACGAATTCGAGCCCCTTATCTCCGGGATAGCGCGCCTGCTGATCCGCCGGCGTCCACTTGCCGCCGAAAGGAAAGTTCTGCGAATGCCAGAGGCTCTCGATCGTGAACGCCACGGTTCGCACGCCGACGCCGCTCCAGCGGATTTTCGGCGACGAGAGATATCCCGGGAAAAGCTTCTTCAGCCCCGAAGCCCAAACCTCTTGCGTCTCCTGGTCGAAAGCGCACCAATAGACGTCCGCAAGCCGCCCCTCGATCAGGCGGCCCTGATCTTTCACCGATCGCAGGAAGTCCAGATTGACGCCGGCAATTACGACATCAATCTTAGCGGCCTGGCCGAAGCGCGGATCTTCAACAGAACCGACGGACACAAGCTGTCCGCCAGCGGGATCGGAAACCCCGCGCCATTCGATCCCGCCGACTGTCTTGCGGCCGACACCATTATGAAGCCGCCAGCGGCCAGACGGCAGATCGAGGTCCGCAAACCATGCCCGCGCGATGTGGGGCCGGCGCAGGAACGCCATGTCCTCGGCTGAAAACAAATTCGCCATGATCAGTCCGCGAAATAGTCCCTGAGGTCGTAATCGAAGACTTCGACCAGCGTGACGCTCGCCTCTTCGGCGTAGGCGACGCCGCGCGCAGCAGTCGCCGCATCCTCGCTTTCCAGCCGCATCGCCATGGTCGGATAAAGCGTCGCGAAATCACCGGCCGTCAGAGCCTTCCGGAGCGGGGGCCAGATGCGATATTCCCCATCGCCCAGCTCTTCGGTGATCGTGTAGAGCCCGAAATGAAACGGGAAGAAACCGAGATAATCGCCCATCTGCAGTCGATGGCCCCAAAAGGCATCCGCAAGCCGGATGATCGTCGCATCGCGCTCAGCAGCTGCGGCGACCGGCACATTCGGCGCCGTCACCTTCCAGTTCTGCCCGTTGCTCCAGGTCTCGCCATTGCTCCAGGGCAGCCCGAACCGCTCCTGCGCCGGCGTGACGGTCATACCCGCCTCGAGCAGCGTCATCATGTCCGGATCGCCGAACGGTACGCGGGTCGCATTGGCCCCGCCATGAAGCGCCGTCACCCAGCCACGGTAGCGGCGGAACTTCGCATCCTTGGAGACCGGGAACACGAACTGCCAGCGCCAGCCGCCGAAGGGCGATGCGACCGTCTGCATGAAGTTGCCGATCGAGGTGTTCGCAGCGCCGCCGACGACGCGAGGCCCGGAAAGCGGCTCCATCGAACGCGGCCAGAGGCCGTTCGGCATCGAGATCAACCGTCCCATCAGGGCCTCGTGTTTCGTGTCGAGCGGGCATGCTCATACCCAGCCACCCGCTTCGCTTCCGTCCGGTCGCGCTCGGCAAGCCCGCGCTCCAGCCGCGCGATCGCCGCCTGGTCCGCTCCGCGTGCGTCGATATTGTAGACAGGCGCATACGTTCCGCCGCCGGCACGCTGGCCGGGCTTGGTGATACTCACCCGCTCATTGGGGCTCGCGCGGAAGGCGACGATCTGGCTGTCGATGCCACCTGCCCCGCCGACCTGAAACGATCCGCCGTTCTGGAAACCGACGAGACCGCCGAGCAGCCCCTTAAGCAGTCCACCACCGAAACCGCCGCCGAAGTTCATCGTCGACAGCAGATTGGATGCGATGCTGCGGAGCGCGTCGAGCGCCACGTCGCGCCACGTTTTGGTGCCTTTAATGGCGGCCGCGAGCGACGAACCTATGCCGTCGAGCGCGCTGGTCATCCCCTGCCCGAGGCCGGACCCGACGTCTTCCATCCCATGGAATGCACCGCGGATCCCACCGGCAACGTTCTGGGCGGTTGCAAGCACCGGCCCGGAAGATGACTCGAGCCCCAGCCCGAGGCCTTCCATGATGTTCACGCCGATCTCATGCATGACGCGGGACGGCGAATGGATATCGAACGGGGACTTGAACCAGCCGACCATGCCCTCGCCAAGTCCAATCACCTTAGCCTTCAGGCCTTCCCACTTCGCCTGGATGCCCTGCCAGAGGCCGTCGACGATCTGCCCGCCAATCTCCAGCATCTGGCCGGGGAGCGCCTTGAACACGTCGATAATCTCCCGCCCCAACCCAGCCAGCGATGACTTTATCGCCGATCCCAGCTCCCGAAACTTCTGGATCACGGCATTTATCGCTTGCGTGTGAAGCACGACGAACACGTCGGCGAGCTTTTTCACCCACTCCCACGCCGCCTGAATTTCGGGCCAGAACGCGACTATGGCCGCGGTCAAAGCAACTATGCCGGCGATGCTCGCAGCAATCGGAGCGCCGATCGCCGCTATGCCGGCTACGACCAGCCCAAGCGGAACGGCGAGCGCGCTGAAGGCGACCGTCAGTCCGGCCAGAACGCTGATGAATGCCTGTGTCTGCGGAGAGAGACCGCGGAACGCTTCCGACACGCCGACCACGAAATCGCTGATCCTGGCAAGTGTCGGAGCCAAGGCACTGGCGATCTGCGTCACGAGCCCGGAGAGCGTCGCCTGCAAGCGGCTGATATTATCGTTGAACTCCTCCGCGGCCTTACCAGTTTCGGCCGTGATCGTGAGCCCGAGGGCCTCCGCCTCGTCGGTCATCTGCTTGAGGCCGGCCGCCCCGCCATTCAGAAGGGGAATGAGATCCAGTCCGGAGCGGCCGAAGAGCTGCACCGCAAGCGCTGTCTTCTGCGCCCCGTCCTCCATCGCCGCGAATTTGTCGGCAACATCGAGCAGAACGGCAGAGGAGGAACGCAGGGAGCCATCGGCATTCGTGGCAGCGACACCAAGCTGAGTGAACACTTCCGCCGCCGTCTTGTTGCCGCCGGCCGCGTCCGCCATGTTGGTCGACAACTTCTTGAAGCCGTTCGCAACGCCCTCGATCGAGACGCCGGAAAGGTCGGCGGCATATTTCAGGCGCGACAACTCCTCGATCGGCACGCCGATCTTGGCCGCGAGCTTGCTCATGTCGTCGGCCTCGTCGATCGCGCCTTTAAGCGCGACCCCGATCGCCGCGCCGGCCGTTGCGGCTGCGGCGCTCGCGGCCATCAGCCCTTTCTTCAGTGCCGGAGCGAATTTTTTAAGGCGAGATTGCGCATCGGCAATACCCTTGTCGAAGGCAGCCGAGTCCAATCCGAGTACCGCTCGGAGCGCACCGATCACAGCTTTCATGAGTTTGCCTTCTTCGAGCCCCAGGCCATTACCTTGGCGTAGACATGCTGCCAATCGGGCTTTCCGGGCCGTTCCTGTTCATGCTCGCGAAGCAGAATCTTCTGGAGCTTGATGAAGTCTTTAGGCTTAGTGGGGGCGTATGCGGACAGGCGCGCCATGAACCAGGCGGCAGTGATGAGATCGTTCTGGCGATGGCGGCGCTGCACCACCGAACCGCGAATGACGATCTCGATTTCGCGGAGAGTGAGTTTCCAGAAATGGGCAGGGTCCTGCCCGACCTCCACCCAGCGTTCGAGCAGCGAGGCCCAATCTATCGGCTTCTCGCTGCCCTTTTCGACTTTCCCGCGCCGCCCTTCACCTCCGGCATTCCCGCCTGGACGATTTTGGCAATGAGCAGCCCGGCCTCTTCGAGCCCGACCGCGCTCATCAATTCACCGGAATCCTTGGCCGTGACTTCGGGGACCGAGAACGACAGGGCGGCCCGGAATATGGACCGGAACATTCGGAAATCGACCGCTTCGGTAGCCACGACTCGCTCCAAGTCCTTGATGATTGCCCCGGTGCTCTTGCCCAAATCGTCCTCAAGCTCGCACCATTCGTTGGCGCCGAGCCTGAAGCTGAGCGTTTTGCCGTCGATTTCGTGGGTGACGACGCCCCGGACATTGTTGGTCATGAAAGGTCCTTATGCGACGACTGCCACAGTTGCCGCGCTGGCAACCATGGTGTTGAAATCATCGTTGTGCGCGGTGACTTCGCAGGTGATCGTGTCGCCGACATCGTCGGTGACGGGCACATAGGAGAGACCAGTTGCGCCGGTGATCGCCGCGCCGGCCGCCTTCCACTGATATTCGAGCCGCATCGAGCCAGCCCAGATCCCGGGGTCGACGACGAGCGGTGCACCGACCTTGGCTGTTCCGCTTATGACCGGAACGGAAATATTGCGCGGAGCGGTTGGGTCCGTATGCACCGGATCGCCAGAAACCTTGAAGGTGACCGTCGCCGTCATCTTGTCGTCCGTGGGCGCGGCTTTCTCGTAAGTCTGCCGGCTGCCCGTGAACAGGGTCTGCACGCCGTTGGGAAAGGTGATGCGGCACCACTTGCGCTTGCCCTTTGCCGCAATCAGCGCCTTGTCACTTGCCGAGCCGGGCACATAGTTCATTTCGAAGGAGGCCTCGCCCGGATCCGTGAGGCCGTCGATGAATTCGCGCGTCCTGTTCGGGCTCTGCATGTGCGTCGCGTCGACCTGGTCCGTTTCGTCCGACGGCGGCGTCACATCGAAAATCTCGGAGAGATAGGTGAACACGGTAGGCGTAAGGATATCGGCCATCTCGAAAGTGATGCCGTAGCCAATGGATGCTTCAGTGTCTGCCATGATTAGGCTCCCTTTCAGAGGCTTGAATGCCAGATGATGATGTCTGCGGAACGCCGGAACAGCGGCATCACGTCGCCGCTGCTGGACGAGGGAAAGTCGCGGCGGTTATCGACGAAGCCCGCCTGCAGCCGCACGCCGGAGACGACGCCGCGATAACCCGAGAGAACGGCCAGGATTGCGTCCGATAGCCGGACGGCCGCAAGGTAGGTTCCGGCGTAGGAATCAATCTGCACACGCGCGTCTGTGAGGCCGGAAGCCCCCTGCGCATGGTAATCGTCGCGGCTGGAAATCACCTGCAAAACGGCATAGGAAGGCACGATGCCTTGCGGCGCTCGCACCCAGTGCACCTTGCTGCCGGCAAGCTGCTTCACCCGGGCGTCGCCGAGCAAAAGCGCCGTCAATGCTGCTTCCATGGATCAACCGCCCATCTTTCTCGCCAAACGCGCGGCTCGCTTCGCAGCACGCGCCGCGGCCTTTTCGATTTCAGAACCCAGCTCTTCCGAGATGATTTCGAGCGCCCGGTCCTTGTTCGCGTCCCAGGCCGGACGCATATGCGGCTCGGCCGCCTGGTGCTCATTGCCGAATTCGGTCTGGATGGCGGCGGGATCGTTCGGGCCGACGAACACCTCTACGGGGCTTTCCTTTTTGTGCAACTTCGACTGCCGGCGCGTCAGTTTGGTGCCGACGCCATAGGAGGCCTTCAGATTGCCTGTCGGGCCAAGCGGCGCATTCGCCCACCCGGCTTCCGCGATCGGCTCCGCCGCCTTCGCCAGGACTCGGCGAGCAACGGCTTTTGCCGTCGCCCTCGTGAGCTGTTGGAGCGCCCTGTCGAGTTCCTTGAACCCCTTGACCTTGACCTTGATCCTCATTGGTCCGAATCCCGGATGGCGGTGATTTCGAGAAAGCGCATGCGCCCCTCCTTGGTCTCTTTCACTCCGAGGATGTTCCAGGTGCCGCCCGAATAGTTGATCCTGTCGACCGGCGTGACCGTCCGGGAGGTAGACGACGAGCGAATGACGAACCGGCTCAACAGCGTCGAGCCCACCTGCCCTGCCGCTTCCCGCTCCCCATCGCTCGCATCGCGACGACGCGCCCAAACCGTCGCAAGCGCGGTCCAAGCATAAATCGGCTCGTTGACCTCATTGCGCCCCGTCTCGATTTCGCGCTCAATGGTGATCCGCCGGTCGAGGTTTCCAGCTTTCATCATGCCAGCGTCGGGTCCCGACGCCCCCGGAGAAGGTTCACTACAGCATCGGAAACAGGCTCATCGACCTCATCCCAAAGATTGCGCGCGACGATGAGGGTCGCAGCGCGGATATCATCCGGGGCATCCTCTTCAGTCCACGGATCATCCTCTCGCTTCACATGTCTAAGAACGATAAGTGATGCCCGATCAGCAAGCTTCAGAAACTGCGGTGCGAGTGGATCATCAATCGTTCCGGCACCATCCCGAGCGAGGTCGAGGCGAAGCTGGAAGTCGAGATCGTCCAGGGAAACAAGTGCCATCAGTTAGACCTCACTGGCGTTCCGATGCGTACCGGCTGCGAGTTCTTCGCCTCTTTCGCCATGCCGTCTCTGCCATCGCGACCCCGCTTCACCGACAGGCGCCAGTCCTCGCCGGTATCAGGCTTTGCGCACGTATGCTTTTGCGCAATCCAGAAGCTGCCGGCCCAGGTGACACCGTCCCCAGCCTTGTATTCGCTGCCTTCCCGAAAAACGCCGCGGTCAATAACCACGGGGATCTCGAAAGCGAACTCCTTGGTGCGTTCGCCCTTGGCAAATCTCAGGGTAATCGTCTTTTCTCCGTCGTAGGACACATCCATGTCGTCAAAGCCGAAGCCATCAGCTCCTGGCTTGCCGGGATTGCCGTCCTTCCCCACGAAGACGCCGAGGTCGCGTGTCGTTCCATCGCTCATCACGGCAATCAATCGGCCTCCCTCCGCGCGGAACATTTCCTTCACATCCAACCCATCTCGACCGGGCTCGCCGTCTCTCGGTCGCGGAATATCACCGACGCATTTCTCCACTTCGGCGGCGATCAGAGGAGTGACGTCATCGATAGTCACACTCTTGCCGTCTCGTGGGGTTGGAATGGCCGCGACGGCATCATTGACTGCATCAGCCACGATCGCTGGAATGTCTGGAAGCACCGGGATCTCCGGAAGGTCCGGGATGACGATCGCGTCGACGGCCGCTTTCAAAGCGGCCAGATCTTCGGAAAGATCCACAGGCGTCGGGATGGCTTCGACGCGTTTCTCCAACGCATCGAGGCGCGCTGAGATGGGCGCGAGTTCCTTTGCCAAGTAGCTTTTGACCACGCCAACGATCTCTTTGCCGAAGGCCTTGCCGTCGAATGTCATCAGCGGAGTCCTTTGAGAATTTCCACGAGGGCGGACCGGGCTTCTGCCTCAGTCGCATTATCATTGGCGGGCTCGGCTGCAGCCGGCCCTGGACTAGGCCCGAACGGATCGGCGAGCGCATCCCGCTTAGAGAGCGCTTCCAGGCTGAAGTTCTGCTGCTGAAGCATCGGGCTATCTCCCCCGGTCTTTGGCTTCAGCTCGAGTTTCTTGCGCTGCTCGTTCGGGCTCATAATCCCTTTGGACTTGTCCAGCACTTCCATCTGAGTGACGCTGTCCATGCGCAGGAGATTGTCGGTGTCGAACTCTGTCCCGATGTTCTCACCCATACCAAGGCCCTCATCCAGGCAAAGCTCGATCGATTCCAGCAGCACCTGAAGGCACTGGGAATAGTATTCGACATTGAGGGACTGGATATTATTGTGGCTCGGCATGGCGCCTACGCCGATCTTGTAAGGCGGAACGTGGTAGGTTGAGCAGACGACCTCAGCAGTCCACTTCAGCTGTTCGATAAGTTGAGAGTCGACCGCCTTCGCCCGCATCGCCTCATATTTGAGATTATCTCCGAGAACGGCGACCTTTCCGGCATTCTTTCCGGAGAAATTGTTATCCCAGTAATCTTTGAGGCGCTTCGCCGTTTCATCGGATATTGCTCCCGGCGCCGTCAGCACGCCTCCTGGCTGAGCACCATTCCGAAAGAACTGTGTGCTGTCGTTCTGGATCGCGAGACCCTGCATGGCGGCAAGGCCGCCGGCAAAGATGGGCGAAAGTCCGACGAGTGGATGAAAGAAGCAGTTGAATCGGTCGTGTATGACCTCTCGAGCGGGCACTGTTACCGATTCTGGCAAGCCAGAGAGACTATCCGTATTCAGCTGGTAGAACACACTGCCGTCATCGGATACGAGCGGCGTCACATTCGCCCAGTCGAGGACATATAGGCGCTGCACGACGCCCCTGCCGTCTCTCTGCTTTAGGATCACGGCATTGCCGCGCTGAAGCTTCGAGAGAACCCAGCTCTCCATGAACTGGATCCGGTTCTGGTAATGGTTCGGCTTGCGCAGGACGGGCGAGTAAGCCGAGTTGCTGGTCTCGCTCCAGATGCCGTCGCTGTCTTTCGCCATCAGCTTGATGCGCAGCTTCGCAATGTCTGATGCAATCAGAGTGCGACAAGCGAAGTCGGCGTGATTGGAAAGGACGGAGTCGTAGCGGACTTCTACGTTCTGTTGCCAGGCACCGGCATATGACTCAAGGATACGCCACCAGCCGCCGCGCCCTTGGCTGACGGGCGACATCCCTTTTTCGCTGGTCGCCTTGGCGCGGCTTATGCTCAGACCGAAGAAGCGCATTTTGATCAAACCTTCGCTTCGGTGATCTTCTGAGTAAGGGTTTCAGCATCCCATCCGTTGAACGCACGTTTGCCGACCAGCTCCTGGTACATTTTGCGCAGTTCTGTAAGGCCATCTGCCTCCACGGTCTCTTTTTCCGCAGCAGAAACGCTGTCAGCCCGCGCATATCCGAGCTTAGAAAGGATGGAAGCGTAACGCGGATCGTGCGCCTTCATGGCTCGAGTCATGTAGGAAGATTTCTTCATGTCGCCTCTCCTTGTTAAAGGCCGGCCCCACAAAATGGGACCGGCAGACAAATGCGGGACGGGATTAGGGTGTAGCCGGTACCGGGTCGCCCCAGGTGATGTTATCCATCCAGGCGACGGCACTCGCACGACGGCGAGCCCAGTTAATTGTCCGTTCGGCACGGAACGCCACGCTATTGGTCTGGAACATGGACACGACTGTCGTCTCCACAGGATCTGCAGCACCGGAGTCCTGCGTCGGGTTGTCCACCATCTCCAGCGAGGCCTCCGTAGACATGGCGATGTCGACGCCGCCTTCATCGCCCAGGTAGATGTCCTCGGCATTCACCAGCGCGACATAGTCACCCAAGTAATTGGAAACGATTACCGGCAGCTCGAAGAACGTACCGCCCTGCATCGTGATGCCAGGGAATTCCCGCTGGCCGAGCGGGTTCAGCATCATCATTAGTCGGAGCGCATAAGTACCGCCCATGACCCACACGCCCGACGTCAGCGGGTTGTTCGCCGCTACGAAGGCGCCAATGATGGCCTGGACGTCTTCGCGAACGCCATCGGCCCCGGTTGCCGCGCTGTTCACGATGGGCGTGACACCATTGAGAATCGATGGTGGCCGGACGCCGGCAACGCCCGCCGAGGTCGGATCGATGAATGAAACGTCCGAACGCTTGGCAACAGCTTTTGCGAGGGAGTTGCGGAGCAGGACGTCTGAAGATGGCGAGCTGTCGCGGATAAGCTCCATCGTCTGGACTGCGATCGTTGCAATCTTGAGCGGGGTCAACTCTCCTCGATCGAGAGTGAACCGGGTTAGCGGCTTGCCCTTGCCTTCACCCACCCATTGCGCATCGGTTTCCGAGGTTTCCGAAATGAAGGGAATTCGGAACGGGATCTGCGTCAGGGACGGGATGTTCCCGGCACCGAAGCGTCCGAGAATCGTCATCGGCCGCAAAAATTCGACGAAGTCGGCAAAACCTCCCTCATTACCGACCAGCGCGGGAGTGTTGCCGGTCGTCATAGCAGAGACGGCCGCCTTGACGATGTCGACAAGATCCGGATCGCTCTTGCCGTAAAGGCCTTCGGCGATATTGACCACCGGCTGGTGCGTTTTGTGTGCGATCGCAAGGCACTTGGCGTAGCGGGCAAAGCGGATGCCCTTCGCCGGTTCAGCCTTCAGCGGGACAGTGCCGGTACGAATGGAAGTGCCAGCCGCAGCCGACTTTATGGCGCCGGGGATAACCGGCTTGGCGTTCAAGGCCTGAGCCTTTTCAAGAGCGCGGAGACGCTTCAGGTCACCGTCGATGGCCTCGACCTCTTGCTCGAGGGTGTCGAACTCTTCCTGTTCGGCCTGGTCGGTCGAGCGGCCTTCATCCATGGACTTCTGCATGACTTCGGCCATGCGCGCGGCCTTTGCCTGACGGGAGGCTTCCAGCGCCGCGATCTGTTCAGCAATGGTCTTCATAGCTGGGTTTTCCTTGATGTTGAGATTGACTGAGTGCTTGGATTTTCCCGCAGCGCCGGGAGGGACAGGCCGGTCATCCGCCTTAGGTTCCTTGCCAGACGCGGCGAGCAGAGGGCGGTCAATCGACTTGATGGTGGAAATGACAGCGTCCGCATTGGCCGGGACGCTGACAAGCGAGAGTTCGAGTACTTCTGTTTCGGTGAACCGGATGCCTCCGCTGTCGAGAAAGGCGTATTCCATAGCCCGGAAGCCGATGGAGACGGCACGGACCAAGCCGGCCTTCACTTCGCCCCAAGCCGTCTCGACGCGATCGCGCAACGGGCCAGGCTCGTCGATTTTCGGCAGCTTTGCTTCGAAGGTGATCCCATCCTTGGTGGGACGGTCGAACGTGACCGTACCGACTGGCTTATCGTGATCGTGCTGATGCAGGAGCGGCATCGGGTTTTTGAACCGCACGCCGAGCGGCTCCACGATATCCCCGACGCGATCGGGGTTCGGCGTCGTGGCAACACCGCGAATAACGCGCTCATCCTCCTCGACCGCTTTCACGGTCAGGATTGAATACATCCTGTTCATGTTTGTGGTTCCTCTAGCCGTAAACCAGCATCTGGTAGGCAGGCTCTCGCTTCGCTTCCGGGTTCAGAAACATCAGCATTGCCGCATTGAATAGCGCCATCAGGAGGTCAATCTTCGCCGCGCCCGAAACTTCCTTCGTCACGACGTAATTGCTCCCCCTAAGTGTCTGTTTTGCGTTTCCGACACACCAGGCCATGATTGGCTGATCACCATGAAGAAACCGCCGATCTTCCAGCTTGAGAGGCACAGAGGATATGGCCGACTGCAGCTTCCACCCTTGAGCGACAGCCTGCACCATCGGCTGCTCGAGCCGTTCCTCCTCCAGCGCGTCCAAGAGAAGGGCAACGCCTGCAACATCGAGGCCAATCCCACCTGCTTCTGGAAGCAGACCCGTATCCGCCACGCGTTTGCAAATCGCCGCGCACGAGGCCGCCTGCTCTTCACCGGTCGCGGAGATAATCAAGTCGCGATCTTGCTCGAACTGGCGAAGCCGAGGCGCGATACTCTTCCTCTGCTCGAAGACAGACGGACGGGCCCACGCCTTTCCCCATCCAAGCCAACGCTTGGTTTTCTTTTCCCGACCAATGACATAGAGCGCCGCAAGGTCGTCGGCCCCGCCCCAGTCTATGCCGATGGTGCACACCTCGGAGCGCGCCAGGAGATCATCGAGGCCGTTTAGGCTGTCATCGATGCAGTTGGACCAATGCAGTGCACCCGACCAGGAGTCTCCGCCGAGGCCTACACCAATCTCGATATTCAGATGCTGGCTCGTCCAGACCTGTTCGGCTTCCTTGCTGACCTTGCCGTTATTCTCGTAGTCGTCGACGAGGGCCTGCGGGTCTATGGAACGACCGAGATTTGGCAGCAGGTACGACCAGTTCTTCTGGTCGCGCCAATAGTCCTGATCGAGCTGCTTCTCATGGGGAAACTCGTAGAGAACCGGGAGCATGATCGGCGCCGCGCCGCCTTTGCCGTCTCGGATGGCGCGGGCTTTTTTCAACTCCACTTCCCAGATCCCCGCCGGACGCTCGTCCGACTGGGTCGTGATCATCAGAACCTGGCCGCGCTGCTTCGTGATGCCGCCACCACGGATCTGCTGCATCACGCGCGTCGCTTTGGCGTTCTTCCCTAGTTCGTGCAGCTCGTCGATGATGGTCAGGACCGGAATTTCGCCGGTGACGATCGACGTGTCGAAGGTCTTCACATTGAGCTTCGTGCCGGTCTTCGTGCGCGTGATGCACTTTAGGTGATCCTGTATCCTGAAGACTTCGCTCAGCTTCGGATCGATCCGGATCATCCCCTGTGCCTGCTCAAAGCAGCGCTCGGAAATGTTCTGGCTGGGCGCCACAATAAGCATCTGTCTCTTTGGCGCTTCCTCCATGAATAGCGCCGTCAAGCCGAGTGCAGCGACATATGTCGTCTTGGAGTTCTTCTTCGGCACCATGCAGAGAAGTTCCCAAACCAGGCGGCGCTGCGTTTCTGGGTCTTCGCTTGCGAGGAACGCACATAGGATGTCCCGAAACCAATCCCCGCAAGCCTCGGACAGAGGCGGATTTCCGGGAACGTCGGGCAGCCTTAGCCGATTGAAGAATGCCAAGGCTTTCGCTGACCGCTGCCTGTTCAGGGGGACGTCGGCCATAGGCGTGTCGCCGGCTTGCAGCTTTTCCCACCAATCTGGGCAAGCGAAACGGGGAAGATCATCAGTGTCGAGCATTCTGTGAAGCTTCCTGCTCCAGCTCGGCCATCAGATCAGCGTCGGCATCGAGCGCGCGCCGCGCATCCAGGGCTTTTTTCCCGACGCGTTCCGTCGCCGTGGCTTTCTCGTCCGGTTTGGTATCGGAGCCAAGTTCCCGCTCGATCTCCATGCGATCGTTGCGGTCAAGCAGCTTGCCAAATTCCTTGAAGGCGCCAATATTTCCTTTCTCGGCAAGCTCCCAGGCCAACTCCATCCGACGAACCTCCAGCCGATCGCGGGCAACCTCCCGCTGGCGAAGCTCGTAAAAATAATATTTGTGCAACGTGGGCAAAGTGATGCCGAGGGCGGATGCAATGCGTGGGTTCGCCCAACCCAGCGCAACCAACATACTGACTCTGTTGCGGTTTCTGGCTGATACCTCATGGGGAGGCCGTCCTCTCTTGGTCGGCCGATCAACCCACGGATTCCCGAATAGGTCGAAATTCTCAGTCTTCACAAAAAAAATCCCTGAGTGAGGGGGGCGCGGGTCTAGGAGGCAGGGGCTTGCAGACTTTTGCCCCACCCCCCTCCCTTGCGGGCCTCAGGCCCCTTCGACGGGGGTGAAGTCGACGAAGTAGGCTTTGCTGACATCGAATGCGTCAATCGCATCCGGATTGGTGATGTTCATCTCGATCTTGCCCGAGGGCGTGTGCTTGGACCAACTCTCGTTGGCCTTGCCATCGCCATATGTGCTGAACACCGGCAAGAGGGTAACGACCGCGAATGGATCGGTGGCCGGGGTGCCAACATGCCTCACCTCGGAGACGAAGAACTTCGCTCTGACATTCCGTACGCTCATGCGTCTTCTCCTTCTTGATTGTCCGGTACCGCCGGACCACGGATCTCACCAGCGCGCCTGCGCCCGCTCCTGCTTCTGCTTCAGCTTGTCGTGGCAGGCCTTGCAGAGGCACTGGAGATTGTTCTCATCCCAGAACAGCGCCTCGTCGCCGTGATGCTGGAGCTTGTGATCGGCGACCAGCAACGAGGTGTTCGGCTGGATGCGACCGCATCCGATCATCTGGCAAGTGAAGCGATCGCGGATGAGCACGGACATGCGCAGCTTTTGCCAACGTGCCGTCTTGTACCAGCTGCGCCAGCCCACCTGCTGATCACGCTCACGAAGGCGAGCCTTCTCATCACCAGGCGCACGACCAATCTTCGGTGCTAGCGTCGCAATCCTTGGCTTGATGGTCGAGAGCCTGCCCATATCCTTTAAACGAAAAAGGCGACCTCTCGGCCGCCTGTCATCTGGTCATAGCTTTCGCACTTGCCCTGAATCGGTGCCTCTGCTTTCGAAGCTCTCAGGGCTGGGGCTGACCGGTGTACCGACCTCGGGATTGCTCCCCGCTGGTTAGGCGTTCTCAGAGGCTCACTGCAGGATCATCAGCTCATCCAGTGGCAGAATGACTCTCACAACTTTCTGAGAAGAGCAAGAGGCACCGTCACCGGAACCTGACCACCCATGAAGTCGATCGATACCACCACATCACCACGGCCATTCCGGCTTGGCGTGACGACAGTTGCCTTCCGATCGCAGAACGGTCCTGCCGTGATCGAGACCGGCTCTCCAGCCTTCACCGCCAAGGTGACGGGACGTTCCCAATCGTAATCACCATTCCTAGCCAGAGCATTGAATCTGCTTATTTCCTTGTCGCTCAGGCGCATCGGGCGATCGCACCCTCCGAGCACGCCAATCACATGTTCGACGCCCTGCAAGCCCCCCAGATATTCCGCACGGGCAATCATCTGGACAAGCACATAACCGTGGATCACGGGCATCATCGCACCCTCTATCACACGACCACGACGGCGATGATCCGGCCCTTTTCGCATCGGCACAAGCGACTTAATGCCCATCGCATCTAGCGCTTTTTCCACATCTCTCTCACGGCCGGTCCAGACCCGAAGAGCAAACCACGGTGCTTTTCCGCCGTTGATTCGGCAATTCGTCGTGACGAGTGCGCCCTCGTCGAGCAGTCCGTCAGTGATTCGCCGCATCCGATCGTCGAAGCGATCATGGCCGTGCAGCGCGATAGGGCTTCCGGTAAACGTGCTACGCTGCATGATCATCGCCCTTGCTCCTGTTTGAGAGATAGTCGGATATCTGGTCTCGGAAGCGCTCGACGGCTTCGGCGACGAGGAGGTCGAAATCGCCCTCACCTTCGACCGGCGGGAAGTAGGACCAATCAGGCAGCTTGCCTTCTGGGAACGGCCAGCCGCGGCGCTTATGTTCTCTCCGCCATGCCGCAAGCTGATCGCCGTCGCGGTGCACCTGCTGGAAGAACTGTGCCACTCCCTCAAGCGCCAGAGGGCAGAGCCACCCCTGACGTTCCCGCGCCCGTTCGTGCATCGTGTTGACCGCTGGCCAGCCGCAACGCATGCGCTGTTCCGCCCGAACCTCGGCGAGCGTCGTCTTTCCCTGTCTGATGAGGGATAGCTGGAACTGCGTTGGTGGAGCGATGATGCCGGTTGGCGGCAGCAGCAGTTCCGAGATCCTCGTCGCCGACCAGAGCTTGCCGAACGGCGCCGCCATTGCATTAGACGGCTTCGCAGCCTCATCCTGCGCCGGCACGTCCAGCCAGAGCTTTTCCCCGAAATAGGTCGATGGCGCCGGCGTGTGAGATTTCTTCTGAGCCTTCAGGAGCTGCAGCCAACGAGGGAACCGCTCGGCCGCTTCCCGTCGTTCTTCTGCCGTCAGAGCGAACCAGGCACGCCGCGCTGGCTCTTTCGGCATGCCCGCGAAACCGGGCCAGTCCTTCACCAGCGCCCAGAAGGCAGCGTCGATCTTCCTCGGATCTTCCGGCTCCTGCCCATCTTCCGAAGCCTCGCGCCCGCCCTCTCTCAGATTCTGATCATCAGTATTTGCTAGATCTGAGTTATTACTATGTGCCGGTTTTACCGGCGACGGTGAATCCGGCGCCGGTAATGCCGTCGCCGGTAAATCCGTCTGCGGTAGAATTGCAACACCTCCCGTTTCTCGGGTGTTTTCAGCGGCTGGAAAGGCGCGCGGCTCATCGAAGATTACGAGGACGGATGATCCGAATTTGCCGTCCTCGCGCTGCTGTTCTCGCTCCGCATAGCCAACCTCGACCAGCTCGGCGATCATTTTGCGGGCCTTGTCACGCCCGCAATTGCCTCTTTTGATGATGTCGCCGATCACAACGGTCCAGTTGTCCGGCTTGGAAAGCAGGTAGCTCAACAGCCACCGCGCCTCCATCGAAAGCCGATCGTCTTCGAAAACATGGTTAGGTATCGCCGCATAGCGCGCATTGCGCACCCCACGGCGGATCGTAGCTTCCTGGCTCACGCCGCCACCTCCTGCATTGCATAGCCGCCCCACTGATCCGCCATCGCCTCGGCGATACCCGGGTATGTCATCGAACGGATTTTCCAACGATCCTTGCCCGGTGAGGCGCGATGCACCGCAGACCATTGCTTGCGCTCTTCCGTCCCAGGCTTCGGCGGCGTCAGACGGTTCGTTGCGACGAGCTTTGGCAACTCCCGCAGATAGAACGACGTCGCCTTGAAGGCGCGATCGCCAAACCACCACGGCTGCACGGTCTGCGCTGGCGGCTGATAATTGCGGATCCGCTCTTTTGCATAGCGGTGCATCACCGGGTTTTCGACGGCAACGCGCGGGATCGGCGCATTCCAGCAATCGGAGAAGAGCGCCGCTCCGGCATCGAGCTCCGCCCACATTTCCTCGCGCGTGCGCCTCGGGGGCGGCACCTTGAGCCAGCGAACGCCGGAATTGCAGAGGCGCGTGCACGGCGGATGCATGACAGCCAGCAAATCCCATCCGTCACCGAGCAGATCGCGGATATCGCCAACGATATGCCGATTGCTGCGATCGTCGGCCGGCAGCAAGTCGCAGGACCATGCATCATGCCCACGATCGAGGAACGCTCTGCGAACACGGCCAGATGTCTCGCAGCCAACGAGAACGCGCAACGGCCTCATCGGCGCCTCCATACGCCACCAAAGTCGACGACAATGGAGCGGACGGTCTCTTCGTCGCCGACGAAGACCGGCGGCTGCGTGCGGCCCGAGAAGACGGACAGGTAGATGCGCCCCGTGCGGTTGACCTCCGCCAACTCCTCCGCTGAAAGCTCCCAGCAGGAGACCGAGCACATGCCATTGGTGAAAGTGTGCATGTCCGAAACGTTCTCGGCGCCTTCCGGCGCCCGCAGCAACATGTTCGCGCCTGAGAATTGGACTGGAACGCCCATCAGCTACCCCTCTCTACCGCGCCCCCGCGCGCAATGACCTGAATTCCGATGCGGGCGTATTCCCGCGTCATGCGGATTGTGTTCGGCGCGAGCCCGTCCCGGCCGCGCGTGGCCGAAAGCGCCGCGATCTCGGCTGCGAAGTAGGCTAGGCCCTCGTGAAAACCGGCCGCAGACAGCAGCCGGTGGATCATCACCTGGTCGCGAATGATCACCGCGAGCGGCACTTCGAGCAGCCATAGCGCCCGCGCGGCATGGTCCGGGGCGTCGGCAAGCTCTTCGATGATTGGGAGGATCGAAGTCATTCTGCCGCCTCCACGCCCGCTTCAAACCCCCATGCCGTCCAGCCCGGGCGCGGGCTGCGGCAGAACATTTCGAGCCGGGGCATTGCGGGATAGAGCCGCTCGATCTGCTCGGAGAAGTAGTCGGGCTTGGCGCTATGCCTGCCCTTCCGCTCGCGATAGACCGTCTCCGGCTGCGAGCCGGGAAGCGGCGAGACCGGGTCGCCGCGCCTGCCGATCAGGAGCAGCTCGTGCCGGTCGCGGCCCCAATAGCCGGTGCCCGCCACTTCCTTGTCCCAGATCCAGTGGTGCACATAGGTGAAGCCCCACGCGGCCATGACGCGGAAAGCGTCGGGCAGCATCGGGTTTGTCGCCCAAAGGAAAAGAACGGAGTCGGCTTTGGGCGGCGCGCCGATCTCGTCGAAGAGCGTGCAGATCGCATCCGTCGGCATGGTCGGATAATGGTTCTCGGCGCTCTTCTCGCGCCCTGTCACTTCCGAGCGCACGCCGAACTGCCACGGCGGATCGGCATAGATGACCGGAAACTTCTGGCCGACCTTGCCCGCTGTCGACGAGCCCGCCTCCGCAACGTGCGCCATATGCGTCAGCCGCACGGCATGGCGGATCTCCTGCCGCTTTTGGCGAATTTCCTTGGCGCGCTGGACGATCTGCTTTTCCTCGAGCCGCAGCGCCTCTTCCTGCGCCTCGCGCTCCAGATGGCTAAGCGCCTCGCCAGCATGAACCGAGATCCGGCCATCACGAATTGCATCGGACAGTGCCTCGACTCCGTGATCGCGCACCCGCTTTGCCGCCTTCACCGCGCGCTCGGAAATCGAGAGCCGGCGCCCCGCCTCGCGGGCGTGCAAATTTGCATCCCCGGCGGTGTTCTGATTGATGCCGCGTTCCCAGTCGACGATCCGCGCCGCCACCATGGCACGCTGGCTTTCCGTCAGGTGCCGGCGATGCAGGTTGAGCGAGAGCACGAAGCCGAGCGGGTCCTTGCCCTCGTATTCCTTCGTCCAGGCGTCGATACCGACCAGATGGCACGCCGCCTCTCGGTTCCGCCCGTCGAGGATTTTGCCGTCGAGCAGCCAAACCGGCTCCTGCTGCCCGTTCGCCTCGATATCGTCGGCGAGGCGGCGCAACTCGTCGTCGGGCAACATGGGGAAGAGCGCCGCCAGGGGATGGTGCGGCAGACGCGTCAACGGCGGCAGGTCAGCCGTCGGCGAGGCCTCGATCTCGTCGGCCGGCGCAGGGAGGCGATCGGCGCCCTCCTCGGGTTGAACCCGAGAATCCGGCGCGCCGGGTCCGCCCTCGCCCCCCTGCCCGATTTTTGGCGGCGTCACCCCGGCCAGCTCGCAAAGCTTTGCCGTCGGATACCAGACCGCCCCATCTTTCTTGTCGCGAGCAACCAGCCCGCGGCCGTTCAGGCTGCGACATGCGATGACATCGGATGGCTTCTCCGCGCGATAGACGCCCGCTTGCAACACCGCATCGACGATCAGCTGCGCCTTCAATCCAAGTTTCGGAAGTTGCCCGCTCATGGCCGCCGACCTTCCGATTGTTCGATAATGTCGCAGACCTCGCGCTCAGAGATCTGCAGCTCGGCTGCGATAGAATGCGTGTCGCACTGCCCCTCGCGCCAGAACATCAACACCCGCTCGACGAGAGCCTGCCGCGCAAGCGAGGTCATTCCGCGCCCTCCAGGCCGGCGAGCACTTCCTGCATTGCGCGGATGGCTTCGCGCGTCTCCTGAGCGATCTTCTTCCGGTCGAGCGCATCGATTCTGCCGTCGGCCATCGCCGCGACGATGGCGCGGGAAACGTCGTTGGCCTCGTGCAGCACCCTGAGCGCCGCAGCCTCGGTCACCGGCTTGCCTTCGACTTGGCCAGCTAGCGGCGAGAGCCCATAGCCGAGCTGTTGCGCCGCCTCCGCGATGATGATCGGAGATCCGGCCCGTCTGTCCGCCTCGACGGCGATATCGACGGGGATGACATTGTCGCGAAATTCCTCGTTGACAGAGGCGTATTTCGACAGGGTCGAGACGCCGACCCTTGTCAGCAGCGCGAAAGAAGTAAGCCCGCCGCCGAGCTTGAAGCTCGCTTCGGTCGCACCCTTCAGGGAAATGAGAGATTCATCAAAGCGCACGAAAACACCCCCGGAAAAGCCGTGGAGATCAAGGAAAGAAAACCGCGAAAGGATTCAGTGAAGCGCGAGAGCCCCGCGCATAAGGTCAGCCCATCAAATCACGGAGGGCCGCATGGGTACGCAGATGCAAAAACAGAGACAGGGACGCGCCGCGATCGGGCGCGTCCCTGC